CTTCGAAGCCCTGGCGAGTCTCGAAGTACACTCCCGCCTGGCCCTCGAGGAAGCAGTACTCAATCGTGTCGATCTGCGTCGGATCGGCGACCATGTACCAAGCCGTCGTGCTGTTCGCGTCGAGACGCGGCTCGACGATCGGCACCAAGCCCTGAATCCACTCAGGCACCACGCCGGTGACCTGGTTGGCGGCCAACTGGATCGGGTAGATGAGTTGCAGGGCCAATGTTTCGAGCGCAGCGGGCACCAGCAGGTAGCGCGGGATCAGGTTCAGCGGAGTGCCCTGCGGAGCGGTCTGCACCCGCATCTGCACCCGGCCAGCGGCGATGCCGGTCACCGGGTTGCCGGTGCCCAACGCCAGCGCGCTGTTGGCGCCCGTCAACAAGTTGTTGTGTGCGGTGGCGAACAACGCGGTGTTGTCGGCCTGCATCACCTGATTGCCGGTGATAATGGCCCAAACGACATCCGATTGCTTCCGCGCGGCAGCGACACCCAGCACGGCCGGAATCCGCGTGAAGGCTTGCAGATCGTCATTGATGATGGTCTTGCGGGTTAGCGCCACGACGCCACCGTAGGTCGCGAGCGAATAGTTCTGGTTCGTGTCGGTGAGCGTCAGCCGGGTGTACTCGCCCTTTTCGTTCAAAGGCCGCAACGCCGGCGTGTCCGAAAGCTGCACGCGGTTGATCGGCTTGAAGTCGGGCGCGGTCACTTGGCGCGAGAACGGTTTGAAGGTCTGCGGATACGCCTCATATGATTGCCGCAGCGTTTTGTTGGCGACGTTCGCCAGGATCGACGGGAAGTCGCTGGTGGACTCCGCGCCGCCCCCGAAAATCTCCACCTTGCCGTCGTACTGAATAAGCGCTTTGGTGGCGATGGTCATCTTGTCCAAGCCACGGGTGTTGACGCCGCGGAGTTCCAGGCTCTCGCGCGCCATTTCGAGAAGAGAGAAGCCGACGTACTCGCGGCCCATCTCCTCGGCGCGCCGCTGCATGTCTGCGCTGCCACCGGGCAGGAATTCCATTTCACCGGTGGTGAGTGATCGCCGCCGTTGCATGTAGAACTGCGGACTACAGCGAAGCACGAGCGCCTCCTGCATGCAGGCAAGCCGCGTTTCGTTCGCGTCGCGCGTAATCACCAGATGCTCACGCGGTTCGAACGGCGTACCACTGCGAGTCTGGTTCGCACGAGCACCCAACTCATCTTGGATCTTCGCGCGGGCCGCATCGAGCGTTACGCCCTGATCGATCAGTCCATCGATGAATTGCTGTGGAATGCCGTACTTCGACATCGGAGTCCCGATCGTGCGGATCTCTGCTGCAACAGCGAGCCGCTGTTTGGCATCTTCAATCGAGGCACCCGCCGCAACCAAAGTCGCCGCGAGCTTCTCCAGTTTGAAGCTGGCGCCCAGCGACGTGATTTCGGCCACGCGCTGCCGCTCCAGCCTCGTTCCCTCGGCGCGCGCCGCGTCGAGCACTACCTGGTCATTGCGGGCATCCCCGCCCGCCTGAGTCGTCGTTTCCATGACGATGGTCTCCTTATGTGGGCGAGTTGCCCTGGTTTGATCCGCGGCTTTTGCGGACAAAGACGTCGCGGACAAAAACGTGGTGCTGAAATCGGCCGGCACTGTCACCGCCGAGATCTCGAACGGCTCCCAATCGGTCGCAGTGAAGACGTTGCTCGTCTCATCAGACGATGTCCCGTTGCTCGCTTCCTGCGGCTCCTTGGCATAAATCCACGTGCCGAAGCTCAGGTTGCGAATGATGCCGGATTGAATCCCCGAAAAGATCCGGTCGCTGTCTTCGTCCTGGCCCTCCGGCCGGAACTTCAGCGTCGCCATCCCTTTGGCACCGTCAGCCCAGGCTTTCTGCACGACCCCAACCTGTGCCCGGGTGCCCGCCTTGTTCGCCATCACCGAACGGAGGTCGGTGCCGTTCATGTGGTTGTCGAACACGGGCGCGCCGTTGTTCAACCGATCGAGCCGCGCGCCGGCCATATCGAGTTGCAGCATGTACTCATCGCCGGTATCGGGATCGGTTCTGGGGACCGTCGCGCCGCCGTACCAGACCACGTCAACGGAGCGCTGGTCGGCGTCGAGCGTCGTCGGGACGAACGACACCTCCGTGTCGGCGGCGAAGTATTCGCCTCGCGGTTCGCTCATTTTGTTTTCTCCAGTTGGTTTAGGTGAGGTACGTCCGCGTCGGCGATTCCCACGCACGCGCGCGGTTCGCCGCGCCCGCCACGAGCAGTTCCCTGATCATTCCGAGGTCTTCTTCAGAGAGCTTCGCGGCTTGATGATTCGGTTTCGGTGCGCCGACGACTGCTTTGCTGGTTGGCGTCCGTTCCTCAGTCGCGGCGGGCTGCTCCTGGCCGCGCAGCGTCATGTTGCGAGGATCGCAGTCGAGGATGATTTCGTACTTGTCCATCAGCTTGTTGAACAGCGCGATCTGCTCGATTTGCGTGTTAGGATCGAAGCCATTCGCCACCACCGCCTCAAACCATGTCACGCGGCCCATGCGAATATCCTTGAGCGCCGCCTCAGCGTCCTTCACCGGATCCACGGATTCAAAGCGTGGAGCCGTCCACTGCGTTCCGTACAGATTGATCTTCGGATCGTCAACCGCTTTTGCTGGAATCTTCCCGATCAGCATCAGTGTGTCGATGAATCGCCGCCGCACTGGCATACAGAACATCGGAATCAGCGTCAGCCAGCGGTATCCCTCGATGGTATTGCGGAATCCCAACTGCCCGCCGCGCCAACTCGAATAGTTCACGAGTGAAAGATCGCCCGCCAGGATTTCGTAGGGAATGCCCAAGCCGGCCGCGATCCCCTGCAACTCCGTCATCTTGTATTCGCGATAGCCGCCCGCGACCGGAGGGTTGTTGAACTTTACGTCTTCACCCGGCTTCAGATATGCCGTCATGCCCGGCTGGAATGACTCGACTGGATTCTGCGTGTTCGGATCTTTTCCCTGAATGCCAAGCGTCGATCCGTCAATGCCCTCGGGCTGCGTGACCATCGCCACCACGCAGGCTTCAATCTTCTTGCGCACGCGCTCCGCGTCTGCGTAATCGTCGAGATCGCGAAGCGCCATCATCACCGGATGCAACCACGGGATGCCACGCACCTGCCCGGGCCGAAGCACGCGATACGTGTGCAGGACCTGATCGGCGGGAATCGGCTGACTCAAGATTCCGCCGCGCGGATTGAGAATCAGGACGCCGCCAGGATGATACGTGTACAGCCAGTACGCGCTGCGGCGCCCAAGCAGATCGAACTCGACACCCTGCATGATGTGGCCGTTCACGGTGCCCATGGTCTTGGTCTGGTCGAGAAAGTCGGCCTCCAGGATCTGAAGTTGAAGCGGCACCCGCAGGTTGTCCTTGGCAAGGCGCGGCCGGAACCGCAAGATGGCCTCGCCGCTCTCGGCAGTAGTGCGCATAATCAATGACTGCATGCCGTAAAAATCCAGGCGCTGCGGCGTGTCGCAGTTCTCAACGAAGTAAGGCCACTCAGCATCGATAATCCGGTCGAGCGTTGCATCTCCCGTCTTCGCCTGTGGCACGATGCCGGTGCCGACCGTGTTGCCGGCCAGTTCCTCCACGGCCTTTGACGCATACGGGTTGTTTCGGATAAGATCCCGACTCCGGTTGCGGAGCCACACCAGCGACCCCATCAACTCGACATTGGCGTCGGTCGATGGAGCGTACCAGCCGGAGGCGCGCCGCCCCGCGCTCGCCCCGTCGTAGGAGAACCGCGACGCGTGGCGCTCGCGGTAATCCTCGGTCAGTTCCAGTGCCACCCGCGCCCGCGTCCGCTGCAACCCATACTGCGGCGCAACGAAGTTAATCGCGCGATCGAGAAAGTTCATTCGGCTGCCGTGTATACCGTTTCCCGATACGTCTTCTGCGCCCGGACCGCCTTCACCTCGACGGCCTTAAACACCTTTTCGAAGTTCGGGCACGTTGGATTCGAGCAGGTAAACATCCCCTGTTCATTCAGCACGAGCACTGGCGACCCGCAGTCGCACTGAATCACGGAAGGATTGATGCGCATCGCCGTACTGGGAGGGGTGACTACTCGTGTCAGGAGACGGTCTCAATGGAGGACCGGATCGATCCTGAAACAGTTTTCTGCGACGCAGCTCGCGCCTCAACAGCCGGATCGCGCTCGCAGTTGTCTTGGTGTTCTGAAACTGAGTTTTAAGAAGCGCGATGCCGCTGTTTTCGGGCATCCCAAGCTTCTCTCAATTTACCATTGTGGACTACTGCATCGTCAGGTACCCTTAGGGTCATGCGCAGCGTGTTGGCCGATTGGCGGAGACACATCACCGAAAACCTTGGCCTCGTCGTGGCGATTGCAGCTGCCGCCATTGCACTCTGGTCAGCGAAAATTCAGCGTGATGCGTTGCAGCTTGATGAACGCCCCTATCTAAAAGTTTCCTTTGTGGCCATTGCGCCGCACAAGGCGAGTGACGCGCCGGGCAGTTCCGACCGCGAATTTGCGCCCTCCGGGTGGACAGGATACGACGCTCAGGTCCTCGTGGAGGTCACGGGGAAAACGCCAGCATTTAACGTAGCCGCGCGGGGCAGTTGCGTGCCCGACCACTTTTTGGACCGGCAGGATTCCGACAACGGGTTGACTTGGCGACTGTGGCCGTTTTTGTTTAGCCAATCGGAACGCATCAACTGTCACGTGGAGCACGATCTGCCGAACGGCGACCTGCCCCCCAATGTCCCGTTCAACTTAACAGTGAAGTACGACGACATTTTCGGGCATCATCACATGACGACATTCTG